GCCGTTGCTGAATCACTCTCTCCCGAGGGAAAGAGGGATTTCAGCTATTGGTCGGAGAGACTCGAAAGTGTCTTTCCGTTTTGGCGCTATACGTGTAACAGCGTATATCCAATGGCCTTCCCTGTGCTCGTTCCTATCGATCAGGAATTACCCGTTAGGGTTATTTCCGTTCCTAAAACCCAGAGCACTCCTCGGATCATTGCGATCGAGCCTTCTTCTGTGCAATATGCGCAGCAGGGTCTCAAGCGTGAGATTTACGAGATTGTTCGTCGTGGTCCCCTTCAAGGGATCATCGGGTTTGATGATCAAGAACGCAATCAGAAACTTGCCCAAAAGGCTTCAGTTTCTGGTGATCTGGCTACACTCGATTTGAGTGAGGCTTCAGATCGCGTACATTGGTTCATCGTGAGAGCTATGCTTGAACGCTATCCCCATTTGTGGGACTTCGTTTGGCATACTAGAACTCACAGGGCAAAGCTTCCGAATGGAGATATTATCCCCCTTCAGAAGTTCGCATCGATGGGATCCGCCCTCACATTCCCCATTGAGGCTATGGTCTTTACGGCCCTAGCTCTTTGTGGAATGGAAAGCGGTCGGAGTAGCCGACTGAGGGTCCGGGATCTTCCCGGATCTCTTTCTGTCTACGGGGACGACATCATTGTCCCCACAGACTCAGTCGCTGCCGTAGTCGATTGGCTGGAGCACTTCGGTGCAAAAGTGAATCGAGCCAAGTCCTTCTGGAGCGGACGCTTCAGAGAGTCATGTGGCGCGGAATACTACAACGGTACTGATGTATCTGTTGTAAGACTCCGCCATGAGCTTCCGAGCTCGCGGCAGGATGCAGCTGAAATAGCAGCTCTTGTTGACTTTAGAAACCGGTGTTACCGTGCCGGTCTCTGGGTCATGGTTGGCGAAATTGATGAGGAGTTGGAATCCCTCATTCGTCTGCCTTATTCAAGAGCTTCTCTTGAAGATGACAATAAGCAAGAGGATCGGTTTTCACGATCCGGTATCTCTTACTTATACCGTCATACCTTTCTCCCCATTACTATTGGTAATGTCAGGTTTAATCCTGACTACCAGCGTTTGGAGAGACGTGTGCCAATGCTCAAAGCTCGATCTCGTTCATACAAGATCGATGGAGAGCCTGGTCTTCTCGAGTGGTTCCATTCCGCCCTTCGCCGGGGCGACTTTGTGAGTCGCTATGATGGCCAAGAACGTCCTACGTCGTTCAGCATTATACGTAGGTGGGTAGAGATCCCTAGGGATCTCTATAGTCAGGTATAACACCCTGACTGCGGGGAGT